CTCAACTGTTTCCTCCAAAGTCCCATAGGACAAGGAGTTAGTAGTGGGAAGTATCATAAGTCTCCATCTGTGCCGAGATAGAGAATGTTCTTTAATCATTCTCAGGCGCCATCCCGTTCCGCTTCCCCCTTAGGGGGCTTTCCGGTGCTGCAAGCCTGCGCAGTGAACTCCAGTATTTATATACCGAAGACACCCGCAGTGCGAAGGGGTCCAGCACTGGGCGTACAGTTGCCCTCGTTGAGGGCAACGGCACCAGTCCCGCCTTATCAACAGATCTCCATATCTGACTAATAATAGCAGAGACTTGCACCAAGTTTAACTTGATGTTAAGTGCCTGGAGATGACGCAGAGATTTCGAATGAAGTCCGAGAGAATTGGCCGCAGAGGCAATAGCCTTATTTGCTGCAGCATCCGTTAACTTAGTTACCGGATCCTCGAGTTTCTCGAGGAAGAATAAATCTTCCTGATAATCCTCCAGGCTGGCGATCGCGGGATCCACCAGGGTGCTCTGTACCGCAGTACAAAATGGAGTTAATTGCGTAAGACTCGTTTCATCCATAGGATGAGACGTATCAGCGCTTTGGCTCCATAGCCATTCGGGCCAAGTCTTAAAAGCCAATCGAGCTCCCATGACTGGATTCGTCAGAGATACGCAAAGTGCGAGGACCCGTTTGGACAGGTTGTCCCAACGTGCCGTACCCACTTTAGATGCGACTCTGAACCCTCCGCCAAGAGCCCGCACGAAGTTCCCGAGAGTACCCGAAGGGTACCAGGCAGCTAGTGCGCATGCGACACCGGACTGGGATTGCGAAGCAGCCCAGAACTTTGTCGGCATGCCGGACAGGTCAGATCCTTCAAAGAAGAATCTTTTCGCGAACTCTAGCGTTTTGCCAGAGCTCACTAGACTTTTGGCTAGCCCGATTTGTACTCCGAGTAACCGGCATAGTGCACGGTACTTCTTGGCGACGCGGTCGTCAGCAATGACGATGTCATCGCCTAGTACTGCGTATAGGGCAAACCAACCTTTGTAGCCCGCTCGTTGTGCGGAATACTGTACCATAGCGTGGTGGATTAGGGCGAGCATACCCCAAGAGGAGTATGCACCCATTGGTTGACCGACTGCATACCGTAAGAACCTAGTTCCTACGTTTTGCTCCCGTGCGACCTTTTTTGGGATCGCATAGGGCCGACCAACCAAGAGGGCTGCCCAAGTTCGGGCGAACTTTTCACCGAATACACACGCTAGCAGGATCTGCTGGATGAGGATGGGTATCCGATCCGTCGCAGAGGACAGATCGTAAGAATAAATGATCTGACGAGAATTTATTCTCTTCAATAGACGGTTGACCGGTTTTAATTGGTCAAAGGTCCCATCTTGTGGTATCTCTTTCAAGATACTAAAGAGCCACTTATGAAGTGGATAAAGAGCCCACTGAGTCCAGCAGTCTGCCAGAGCTACTATCCGCACCTTCCCCGCTGCTTCTGGAAGTAAGGCAAGACGTCCGCAGACATTCTTCCCATATCCGTGCGCGTTCAGGACAATAGTCCGATCCGTCGCACGGGCCCGCCGATAAAACACGGCAGTGTCTTCCAGCAATGTCCAGAGACTCTTAGTCGTTCCGTAGCCTCCTGGAATAGATTCCAAGAAATCACGTAATAGACAAGAGTCCAGAGACACGAACCCTTCCTTTCCAGGAGTGGCTAGCCAGTGCATCGCTGCACTGAACCGGTGCGCAAAAGAGGTTGGTGTTCCGGAGAGCCAGGCCGGTACAGGCTTCTTGGAAAACTTGAGGTTGCGGACCTTGTCCGCAATTTCGGGGTCCTCAAACCTGTCTGCAGAGACTGAAGAGATCACAAACGGCTCAGGCCGCCCGAACTCTTCAGGACTTACGTCCCGAAGGTCGGTGGTTAGATCAAACCGGAGTTTCTCCAATCTAATCCCCGCGTGTGCTTGAATCCCCGGAAGGAAGGAATTCAGGATGAAGCTTCTCCAATCTGATAAGAAAGGAGGGCTCAACTGTTTCCCTAGTCCTAAGATCGAAGTGAAATCAGGACGTCCCTTACAGGGCATCACACGGTACATTCCAAAGAATGTTAACCAAAGTCGGATTGTCTCCCTGTTACCAGAACGGATCTGTGTCCGCACGAATGCAGGCATAATCCGCGGGAGTCCATCCCGAGACCGGGCAACTGCAACCTTTCCAATCTTTCGTGAGTGGAAAGACAGCTGACCACCGGGTAACGATTGCATAAGTGCAACGTTACAGACTTTCAGGTACAGGACAAGACCTCTGCTTCCAGAGGACTTTCCAATGGAGACGCAGGCCTTCGCGAACTGCGCGAGTTGGATGATTCTTGAACGTGATACTTTCCCTGACACTAGTCGAATCCAGGAAATTCCTGGTTCCAACCAGTGTCTCCAGACTTTTAAATCTGGACGCCATGAAACAGGTCTTGTGAGGATCCTTGCTCCTTTGAGCCTAAGGCTCTGAAGTAAGAATTTCATTTGACGTAACTTAGTTACCCTATAGATAGGCTGTTCCACCTTCGGTTTCGAGACGAGAATAAGATCCTCGCTCGGCCGCAGGCGCTCTTGGTAGAG